CCTTATGAAATTGTTTGGCTCTGTTCTGCCTGTCATAGAAAAGAACATCAAACAGGACACATTGGTAAAGGAGGAACAAAAGTCCGAACAGAACAAATCAACTTATAGGTTCGTATATCAAGCCAAAGTAAGTAAGAAAGAAAGAAACTTAGGTTTAGATGGATTTGAGGAAAAGAAAAAAGAGTTTGAAACTACAACACGCACAAATAAAGAGACGGCTGATAAGTTTGGTTGTGAAAGAAAAGGAACAGCCAAGAACACTCATCCAACCTTAAAACCAATCAACCTAATGACTTATCTATGTCGCCTCATAACACCAGAAGGTGGTATAGTCCTTGACCCGTTTATGGGTTCTGGTTCAACAGGTATCGCAGCCTTACTTGAAGGATTTAGATTTGTTGGTATGGAACTTGACCCTGATTACTTTAAGATTGCTGAGGCGAGAATAAATAACTGGGAACAATATAGAAAATTATTAAAAAAATAATAAAGATAATTACAAACATGACAATTGAATAAAAAATAAAATAAAAAAGAAAGAATATGAAGATTGAAAAAGTAAAAATTGAGGATATTAAATCAAATCCAAACAATCCAAGAGTTATTAAAGATGACAAGTATAAGAAACTTGTTAGAAGTATTAAAGAATTTCCTGAGATGTTAGAAATCAGACCAATAGTGGTTGATGAAGATATGATTGTATTAGGAGGTAATATGAGATTGAAGGCGTGTAAAGAAGCCGCGCTAAAAGAAGTCCATATTATTAAAGCATCAGAATTAACAGAAAATAAAATAAAGACAAACAATGGCAAAGAAACACGACCCAGAATGGCACAAAGAGAAGTTGTTAGAGGCTTTAGAAAGAAGTTTAGGAATAGTTACACCAGCATGTAAAGAAGTCGGTATATCGAGAAATACCTTTTATGAGTATTATAAGACAGACGCAGAGTTCAAAGCAAAAGTAGATGATATAAATGAAATCACTTTAGATTTTGTAGAGAATAATTTATTGAAAAAGATTAAAGAAGGCTCAGAGCGTTCAATTCTTTTCTATATGAAATATAAAGCCAGAAAAAGAGGATACACAGATAGTTTAGATATAACATCTGGTGGTGATAAGATTACAGAGATTAGATTAATACAGGTAAAAAATAATGATGATACAGATGGCAACACTGGACATTAAACACACAACCGTATTTGAGAAGAACTATCAAGCATTACAAACTGAAGATTTAAGATTTATTATTAATCAAGGTGGCTCTCGTTCGTCAAAAACATATTCTATATGTCAATTACTTATAATATATTGTTTAACAAATAAAAATAAAGTTGTTAGTATAGTTAGAAAATCATTTCCTTCACTCAGAGGTTCGGTTATGAGAGATTTTTTTGAGGTTATGAGAGAACTTAACCTTTACAATCAGAACGAGCACCACAAGACAGAAAACACATATAATTTTAGTAATGGTTCATTAGTAGAATTCTTCGCAGTAGATGATGAACAAAAGTTAAGAGGTAGAAAAAGAGATGTTCTATGGGCCAATGAAGCCAATCAATTAAACTTTGAGGAGTTTAACCAATTAAATATGAGAACATCAGAGAAACTTATATTTGACTTTAATCCATCAGACAACTTCCACTGGTTATATGACCTTATAGTAAGAGACACATCAAAACTTATTCACTCAACATACAAAGATAATCCTTTTCTTCCAAAGGCACAAGTAAAAGAGATAGAAGAATTAATAAAAGTTGATGAAGGTTACTACAGAATATACGCATTAGGTGAGAAATCAACAGGAAAGACAACAATCTTTACACACTGGAAGTATTATGAAGGTGAAATAGATGTTAAAGAAACTTTATATGGACTTGACTTTGGTTATAATCACCCATGTTCTTTAATTGAAGTTAGTTTTATTGAGAACCAGGCATATGTAAGAGAACTTATATATGAAAGTGGTTTAACCGTAAATGATTTAATAAAAAGAATGGAAGAATTAAACATTTCTAAAAAGACAGAGATGATATGTGATTGGGCAAGACCAGAAATAATAGAAGAATTAAGAAGAAGTAAGTATAATGCTAAAAATGCAATGAAAGCTGTTAAGGAAGGTATTGATAGTGTTAAATCAACAGAACTTTATATTCATAAAGAAAGTTTAAATATACTAAAAGAAGTTTCATCTTATAAATGGAAAACAAATGGTGATGTTGTGTTAGATGAACCAGTTAAGATATATGATGATGCGATGGATGCGATGCGATATGCTATTCACTGGTGGAAGAAGAAAGGTAAGAAGACAGATACAAATTATTTTAGAATACATTATTAAAGTAAGAAACAGATGTATGATATATATTATATAATTATATTATTATATCTTTTAGTTAGAAAAAAAAGTAGTTTATCTATTATATAAAAAAACAAAAAAGAATATATGAAGTTATTTAACTTAAATGAAAAAGAGTATCAAGTTCCAGAAAGCTGGGAAGAGATGACACTTAAACTATATGTTAATGTAGCAAAACTTGAAGAGAAGAGAGCAGAATACTTTTTAGGTGAGTTATATTTACTTAAAATTATTGAGGCAATATGTGATGCTGAAGATGGTGAATTAGATGAATTAACTTTAGAAGTAGTTAATGATATATCATCTTCACTCCATTTCTTACAAGAACACACAGAATGGCCAAATGTAAAGACATTAGAGATTGAAGGAATAACATATGTTTTTCCACAGGATTTAAATAAACTGACAATGGGTGAGTATATTTCTATGAAGACATTTCAAGAGAACGCAAAATCACAATCAGAAGCAATACCTTATATATTGGCAATTATATTAAGACCAGGTAAATTGGTTCAAGATGGTGAGACAGGAGAAGAGAAATGGATACAAGATAAATTCACAGCTAATAATATAGATTATAGAAAAGAGTTATTCTTAAATCAACCTGTTATGGAACTTATGGGGCCAATAGGTTTTTTTTTAGGTGGGAAGCAATAATATACAAACAATTTAAAGGATTGTTTAGTAAGAGCTCAAAAGAAGACAACCTGGCTTTAGGTCAAGTAAGTATAGACAAAAGATGGGGATGGCTGGCAATGGTGGATAGATTAAGTAATGGTGATATAACAAAACACGATGAAATTTATGAAAGAAATTATATAGAATGTTTAAATTTACTTTCATATTGGTATGAAAGAGATAAGTATTTTGAACAACAAAATGAAATAAGAAATAGAAAATAAATTCTAAAAAATGGCTAACAACACAGTAAGTATAAATAAAATAGTTTCAATATTCCAAGATTTATCTATTAGACAAGAAATGGTTTATGACTTTGGTTATGGACCAGCATATAATATAGGTGCATCAAAGGAAATGAAATTTCCTTATATATGGATTGAAAACAATAATACAACCACACAGAAATCTGATAATGGTTATAAAGTTAATTTATATACATTTACGATATATTGTATGGATAAAATTAACTTCGGAGAGGACAATTATAATGAAATAATATCAGATACTCATTACATTTTAGACACTATGGTTGCTGAAATATCACAACATAAATACTATGTTGATATGAATTTATCTATTGATGGTGATATAAACTTTCTGCCAGTAGTAGAAGCAACAGATGACAATGTGAATGGATGGCAATGTGATATAACTATTAAACATCCTATTAGATATACTTATTGTAATTCACCGATAGAACCAATTACAGGTTATATTACACAACTAAATAATTCATTTGATGAATATAAATTAGTTGGAGCAACGGGACCAACAGGGCCAGCAGGACCAACGGGTGCAACAGGACCAGCGGGTGTTAATGGCGCAACAGGACCAACAGGACCAATTGGCGCAACTGGAAATGATGGACCAATAGGACCAACGGGCGCAACTGGACCAGCGGGTGTTAATGGCGCAACAGGACCAACAGAAGGATTATGGAAAACATTAGATATTGGAAATACTGCCTCTACATTCATAGATATGATGGATTTTGGTATAACGAATTTAGGTTATAATGATTTTGATTTAAATAATACAATTACAAATACAACAGGTAGATTAAATTGGAATGATACAGATGGAACATTAGATTTAGGTTTAAAAGGTGGTAATGTGACATTACAAATAGGACAAGAAGAAGTTATAAGAGTAGTTAATAAAACTGGTTCAAATTTACTTGAAAGTCAATATAATGTTGTTAGAATAAGAACACAAGCAGAAGGTGGGGCACAAGGACAAAGGTTAGCAGTTTTATTAGCACAAGCAGATACCAAACCCAACCATTCAGGTATATTGGGTGTTGTTACTGAAAATATTAACAACAATCAAGAAGGTTTTATTACATCATTCGGTGCTGTAAGAAAAATAAATACAACAGGTTCACTTCAAGGTGAAACTTGGTTAGATGGTGATGACTTATGGTTATCAGATACAGTTGCTGGTGGTTTAACCAATATAGAACCAACAACCCACCCAGTAAGAATTGGTTATGTATTGTATTCACATGCAGTAAATGGTAAAATATTTGTATCGTTAGATAATGGTGTTGATGAATTAAATGAATTACACGATGTAACAATTACATCACCAATTGGGGGTGATACATTACAATATAATTCAACATTATCTTTATGGGAAAACACAAATCCATTTTTTATAATTGATTTAATGGATAATTCATCGGTTGAATTTTATGTTGTTCAAGACACTAAAATAAATACAATAACAAATGTTGTTAATTCACCAACTATAACGATAGCTGATGATGGAGCACCCTATACTTTAACAAATACTATTTTGACTGGAAGTAAAATAACTGTAACATCTGACATACCAAGTGTTATAAAATTAAATATTGAAGAGTAATGGAAAAAAGATATATCAAAGCAATAGACCCAAATAAATGGATAAGACCAGCTGGCTGGTTACAAATGCCAAATATAACCTCTGCTGATAATAAAATTGCGATATTACACGCAGTATATGATAATAAAGAAAATACATTCGCATTAAATCAAGGACAAGGAACTTGTAACTGGAATATAGATTGGGGTGACGGAACTAATAATAATTATAACGGAACAGGAGTTCAACAAAAATCATATGTTTACTCCGCAACAACATCACCAATATTAGTTGATGAATGGGGTGAAAACTATAAACAAGTTTTAATTGTTATAACATATATTTCTGGACCTTTAACTGGTAATTGGAATTTTAGTCCAACTGCGGCTGTTCGTCCAGGAACACCTCAACTTTTAGAAATTGTATTTAGTTGGAACTCGTTATTTACTAGTAATAGATATATGCCACTACTAAAATCAATTAATATTGTAAAAGGTATTAGTAGTGGTAGTGCAATAAATGGTTTTTCTTTTTTTCCAGCATTAGATAATATAAATTTAGATAATATTATTACAAATACAAATACTCAATCTCAAGCATTTCTATCAAATTCAGGTAAACTTAGTTTAGGTGATTTAAATTGGGATACAACAGGTATTATTACATCATTTTTTAGTGGTTCTAATATTAGAAAAATTGGGGATATAAATTGTCCAACAACAACACAAATGGGTTCAATGTTTTTGAATTGTTCTAACTTAACAGAAATAGGGGATATAAATTGCCCTTTATCTACTAATTTAAGTGTAACATTTCAGAATTGTAAAGAACTAATTTCAATTGGTGATATAACTTTAAGTGCTGGATTAACAACATTATCCTCTGCATTTAGTGGTTGTTATAAATTAAGAAGAATTGTTTTTTTAAGTGATTTAAGTTCATTAACTACTATCACTTCTACATTTTTAAGTTGTCAATCTTTAGAATATGTTAGATTACCAAATCTTATTATATCGGTTGTTTTATCAAATGGTAATCTTGAGAGACCAGCAATAATAGATTTATTTAATGATTTAGGAACACCTGGAACAACAAGGATAATAAATATATCAGGTAATCCAGGCACTCCTGATTTAACTGCTGCTGATTTATTAATTGCAACATCAAAAAATTGGACGGTTACCTTATAAATATAAAATAAAAAAAATATGGAAAATACAAGTGGGTTTTATAAGTGGGATGAAGAGCAATGGTTTTATGCACCAAATGCTGTTTATGCACCAACATACACATTACTGAAAGAATTAAAAGATACTTATGAATATCCAGTTGATGGATGGAGTTGGTATGACGAACAACCTGGATAAAAAAATATTTAAATTATGCCATTAAAAAAATGTAATCAAGACGGAAAGTTAGGATGGAAATGGGGTGATGAAGGTTACTGTTATGTTGGGCCTAACTCTAAACAAGATGCTATTAAACAAGGTATAGCAATTGAAGGTGATAAGTTCGCTGATAGTTATAATGATTACCCAAAACAAGCATCGGAAAATGCAAAAATAGCATTAAGATGGGCTGAGAAAAATGGATGGGGTAGTTGCGGAACACCAGTAGGAAAAGCCAGAGCAAATCAATTAGCAAAAGGAGAAGCAATTTCAAGAGAAACAATAGCAAGAATGGCAGCATTTGAAAGACACAGACAAAATAGTCAGAAAGATTTAGGAGATGGATGTGGTAGATTGATGTGGTTAGCGTGGGGTGGTGATGCTGGTATAGAATGGGCGCAAAGAAAACTAAAACAAATAGATGAAAGAAAATAGCAACCTTATAAAAACATTAGATGAGTTAGGTGAAGATTTAGTTAAGACATTAGTTAAAAACCTACTTAAAGCAGATAAAAAAGCAACAGGAACACTTATAAAGAGTATTGATTATAAATTAGTTGAGAAAGCAAATGGATTAATGGTTCAATTATTAGCGGCTGATTATTTGACTAATGTTGATGAGGGTAGAAAAGCGGGTTCAAAACAACCACCTTTAAAATCTTTAGACAGATGGGTTGTAGCTAGAAAAATAGCACCAAGAGATAAGAAAGGTAAATTTATATCAAGAAAGAGTATTAAGTTTTTAATAGCCAGAAGTATCGCAAAAAGGGGTATTAAACCAACAAATGTAATACAAAAGACAATTGATGAGGTTTATTCTAAAAAGAAAACTTTAATTGAGAAAGCAGCAATTGAAGATATAAATGCTTTGATTGATAAGATAATTATCAATGATAAAAAATAAAAAATTAAATGGCAGCAACAGTATCAATAGTAATAGAACCAGATGAGTGGGCACCAGTAAATAAAGAATTATGGTATAAGTTGGATAGTGGTTCTTCATCAGTATCTGATTTTAAGTATTTATTTAGAATACAGAAAAAAAATGAGCCATTCGCAACGACAAATTATTCTGTTCTTTCTACATATAAAGTTCCGCCATCACCAAATGGATATGCGCTTTTTTCACCTCATCAATTACTTAAATCTTTTTTTGATTATAATATAAATCCATTTCAATCTGGATGGATAAGTAATTTTGTAGGAGGTGCTGCTTCTGGAATTCCTGAAGGTTTAGTTCAATATACAATTAATTATGGATATGAGTATAATCCAAGTCAAGATTATTATGATGTTTTTTATGTAAGTCCAACAAATGTAGGTTTAACATTTTCAACACCACACGGATTAACAGCTGGTGATATAATTACAATTAATAAAGCAAATAAGCAAGTCAATACGGTTTATGATGGAACAGCATCAGTTGTATCGGTAACTGATGCTACTTTTGTAGTTATAGATAAAGAGTGGTCTGGTATAAACACACCAAATGGAACTGATGGTGGAATTATTACAAATATATTTAGATTGAATGCTACGGCTTCAACAAGATGGGCGTTTAACGGAACAAGACAATATAGAGAAAGAACTAAAAACTTTAACGAATATATTTTAGGTCTAACGAACAATAATAAGTTTTTGAGGAATTACCCTTCGGAATATAAACCGATTAACTACGGACCAATTAATGAGACACACGAGTATGAAACGGTGTCTTTAATTATAGCAACACCATCTGGATTTACATCATCAGTCCAATTCGCAATGTATAATTCAGCTGGAGTTCAACAAGTAACATATTCATATAACTTACCATCAAACAATTTATATAAAAGATTAGATATTGGCGTTGGAACACAGAATTTATCAAATTCATTTGGTATAAACTGGGCTTCATCAAATTATTCATATTACACAATGACTTATTTACAAAATGGAGTTACAGCATCAGAGACATTAAAATGGAAATTAATAAATGAGTGTTCGCCTTACTCGGCAAATGAGTGGGTTAGAGTTTTATGGTTAAATAGACAAGGTGGTTGGGATTACTTTACATTTACTAGAGATGTTAAAAAATCATTATCAATAACAAGAAGTGAATATAATAGAATACTTGACTGGGATTATGAAGTAGGAGATAGAGGAAAAACAATATTCGCAACAAAGGCGGAGGAGCAATTTACTATTCAATCAAATTGGATTACAGAAATTCAATCAAAATGGTTAGAAGAATTAATGACATCACCAGAAGTTTATATTATTGGAAATGATAATACGACACTTTATTCAGCATCAGCGTCAGCATATAAACTACCGATTATAGTTACACAGAATAATTATGAGGTTAAAACTACTATGAGGGATAAGATGTTTAATTTTGTTCTTTCATATAAAATGGCTTACAATATAAATTTACAGAACGATTAAAACATGAAACATCATGATATAAATAACAATAATATAATATGAGTAGATTTGAACTTTTAGTAGAACTTAATGGAGTAAGAAGATGGTTAGATACTTATGAAAGTGAGCCAATTAGTTTAACCTACAATGTAGCAGATATTATTAATATAGATAAGATTAATTCTTCTTATTCAAAAACAATTAAATTACCTGAAACAAAAAATAATAGAGAAATATTTGGTGATATATCTGATTTAGGTGTTTTATCAACATTCAATCCGAATAAAAAAACGAGAGCATGGATATTAGTTGATACAACAATGGTTTTTGAAGGTCATTTACAATTAAGAAAGGTTATTTTAGATGCAGATGTAGATAAAAGAGAGTATGAAATAGTAATATATGCTGATAATGATAATTTTTTCAAGCAAATTGGTGAAAATTTCCTCACAGATTTAGATTTTAGTGAATTAAACCACGACTGGACAGCAAATAACATAAGACAATCTTGGACAGCATCTTGGGAAACTGGATATTTTTATCCACTTATAGATTATGGGTATAATTGGAATTTAGGTTCAATAAATGGATGGACAACGGCATATAATACTGAAGTTAAAACAACACAAATGTATCCATCAACTAATGTTAAATATATATGGGATAAAATATTTAATATCGCTGGTTATTCATATCAGTCAAATTTTATAAATAGTGAAGTTTTTGAAAGTTTATATATTCCTTTTAACAAAAAAGAAATATTAAGAGTTGTAAATTCAATTTCAAATAAATTTACGATTGGAATGCTTAATCCAAGCACATTTTCAACTACAGCAACATATAGCATACCTCAAGATTATATAAGTGTTTCTGGTGGTAGTAATGTTGCTAATAACATACCAATAAACTTTGGTAAATTTAAGCTACCATTTAATAATGAGAATGCGCCGAATGGAGACCCTGATGGATTATACAATACAACAACATATGAATATACAGCACCATCAAACTTTGTTTCAGGAAGATTTGTATGTGATTTTGATATAACATGGGCCTTTACTAGTAATTTAAATACAAATATTCCTGGCTCAATAAATCCATTAACTTCAATTTGTTTTAGAAGAAGTAAAAATCCAGCAACTGGTTTAGATGTAGTAGGTGGAGTTGTAATTCCTGTTAATGGAGCAACAATTCCTTTAAGATTTACACAATCACAAATACCTGGATTACAATATGATTTAATACAACCACTAGTTCCTGGAACATCACCAGCACCTTCACTTAATTCTGTGATTATATTTCCTGGACCAAGAAGAGTATATGGTCAAATATCAACAGATATATTGGATGATAGCACACCATCAAGAAAGAAATTATATCCAGGAGAAAAAGTATGGGTTGAATTAAACTATGGTGCGATGAACTCACAAATTAGAAAACAATTTGGAAACGCAAACTTACTACCACCAACAGCAACATATGGTTCAACCGTATATAATACAAGCCTTCCAGCTGGAACTCAACTAGGAACATTTAGTGCGGCAAATAAGTTTTTTAATATACTTACGACTAATGTATTAGTTAATGAACCAATTGATTATAATGCTGTAATTCCAGAAAACTTTAAACAAAAAGATTTTATAACATCAATTATAAAAATGTTTAACTTAATAGTTGAGCCATCAAAGGTAAATCAAAATACATTAATAATTGAACCAAGAGATGATTATTACGCATCTGGACGAATTAAAGATTGGACAAGAAAACTGAATATAAATGAGCCTATTGAAGAGCAGATACTCGCAGAAACTCAAAATAGACAGACAAACTTTAAATATAAAGATGATAAAGACATTTACAATGAAGATTACAAAAACAACAGAGGAGGCCTTGCGTATGGTGAGTATCAATATTTTATTAATAATGATTTTATTACAGGAGAGAAAAAAGTAGAGATACAATTTTCACCAACACCATTAATTCCTCTTGAAAGTTCAGTTCAACTAGTTATTCCAGTTATAGCTAAGGTTAATAATAATATTTTAAGTAAGACAGAGCATAATCCAAGAATTTTAACAAGGTTTAACTCATCAACAAAATCAACATGGGTTTATTCTGATTATCAATTTCATAGTGGTGGGGTATATAACTCATATACTAAATTAACAACAGATGGATTTACAAATTTAATACACCCAAACTACCAAGTTGGTGATTGGATTTCAATTAATCAATCAGATGGTGGATTATTAAAACCATCACTTGAAGGTCAATTTAAAATATTAGAAATTGTAGATACAAAAACAATTGTTATTAATATACCATTTTCATCAGTAGGTTCAGGGACACCAATTTCAGGAACAATTACGCCATTAAATGGTTTATTACCAACAGCATCAGATAATGATACATGGCAATTTGAAGGTGTTAGATATAAAGCATATCCATATTTAGGACATTTTGATAATCCACAACAACCTTCATATGACTTAAACTGGGGTCAAACAACGGGATTATATTATCCAGAAGATACGGTTACAAATAATAATTTATTTACTTCATATTGGGAAAATACAATAAATGAAATTACTGATAGAGATAGTAGAATTATAACAGCCAGTTTTTATTTAAATCCATTTGATATATCAGATTTTAGATTTAATGATAATATATTTATTAATAATCAATATTATAAAGTAAATAAAATAATTAATTATGACCCGACTAAAGAAGCACTAGTTAAAGTAGAATTAATTAAGTCAATTTATATTACAATACCTAGACCATTTGTAAGAACAACTATACAAAGACCAGAAAATAGTATTGCTGTATTATCAACAGGAACAGGGAAACCATTTACAACAACTGGTGTTATATCAGCGGGAAAAGATATAGTACTCGGAAGGCCATTAGGAAAACCAGGTAATTTATCAGGTGCTTTAAAAACAAACACAACGAATTTAACCACAACTTCAGATATAGTAATATCAGGTAGAGATAATCAGATATATGGTAATAATGTTATTATTTCTGGTAATTCAAATATAGTTTCATCGGACAAAAACTTTATTCAAGGTGATAATAATATAATAGAAGGGGGAGTTGAAGGAGCATTTGTAATAGCTTCAAATTTAAAAATAACAAATAGTGGTTTTTATATTGAGGGACCAGTTATATCAGTAGCGAATGCGGTTAGGGCTGGAAGAAATGAAGTGCTTGGTGCATTTTCATTTATATCAACAAATTATATTTCAGCCTCAAGAAATGTTGTTAGAAATTTAGGTTCATCGGTGCCGATATTTTTATTATCAGGAGGTAGATATAATATTTCATAGCAGTTAGAAAAAATAATAGTTTATCTATTATATAAAAAAATAGAATTTAAATGCCGTTAATTACACAAGAAAGTAGAATATCACATCACACATTATATGGTTCAGCATCAGCAACTTTTTCAATACCACCATCAGAAGATTTCACAGATGGTTCATGGAATATAAACGGAACAGAACTTGCTTTAAGTGAGATTGGTGTTAATGAGGATGCTGGACTAGCTTATATTAGAATAGGTAGTGATATAAAACAATTTCAATTATACGGTTCCACATCATCAGCAAATACGCTATTTGATACTTTAGTTGCTGGTAATACAACAGGACCTAATTTTATTGATGTAGATAGTGGATATGGATTACAAGCAATAGATACTATTAATAATATAACAGATACTATAATACTTGACCCAGAAGTATTATCAAATGGAACAGGTATATTTTCAACTGATGGAACTGATATTGGACAAGTAATAGTAAATAAAACATCAGTAGGTCTTGAAGCAAATGATGGAAGTGGTTATGCCGCTGCTAGTTTAAAAACAAGTCCATCATACCAATTCGCTGTTGAAGTAACAGATGGAACTGATATAACAACTGAAACAATAACTACAACACAATGGAATGCACAGGCATTTGATGGTATAAGTAACGCATCAAACATTTTTATACAACCTACACAAATTAACCTACAAACAACTGATACAATTGAAAATGCAAATGTTGTTATTAATTCAAATCAGTTGTATTTAGAGGCGACTGATGGAACAGACCAGGGTTTAATACAGATATCAAAAAACAGTGTATTGATACAAACAATTAATGATAATCCAGTAACAATTCAAGAGTTACAAATTTACACAACAAATATTACAACAACAAACAATACGGTAACAACAGTATTTACTTATCCAGTAGGAGGAACAAATGGAGGAATAAATGTTAATTGTAGAATTCAATGTTCAAATTCTACATTCACACAGGCGTATATTGCTAACTTATTCGCTGGATTTTTATATGACGGAACATCAATAACTCAAATATCAACGACCGATAAGGTAGAAAAGACAACATTAGTAGGGGCTACTTCGGATATAACATTTACAGGAACGGACTTAATTGTAACCGTAACAGGTTTAGTAGCAACTACAATTAAGTGGAAAATAAATATAGAAATATTATCATAAGATGGCTGAAAAAGATATAAAACTTAAAATAGATGCGGCTGTAGATAGTGCTGACGCGGCAAAATCGTTAGGGCAATTAAAAAGAGCTTTACTTGAAATACAGGAATTACAAGCGCAACTTGGTGATACATCTGGTGAAAACTTTGATAAATTATCACAAGCATCAACAAATGCATCAAGAAGGTTAGCTGAAACAAGAGATGCTATTGGTGATATTCAGGATAAAACAAAAACATTAGAAGGAACACCAGTAGAAAGATTAACAGGTTCATTTGGTTTATTAAAAGAAAGTATATTTAATTTAGATTTTGATAAGGCAAAAATTGGTGCTGAAGGTTTATTGAATACATTTACACCTGTAGTTGATGGTAAATTAGTAACTGGATTTAGTGGAATAGGAGGAGCGGTTGGAAATATCAGTGGAGCCGTTAAGAATTTAGGTTCAACATTTTTATCTTTAGGAAAAGCATTACTTACAAATCCAATATTTTTATTAGCAACCGTAATTACTTTAATTGTAGTAGCGGTTGTTAAGTTATTAGATAGTTTAGGTCTTCTTAAACCAGTTTTAGATGCTATTAAAGCAGCAATTGGATTTGTAGTAGATGCTTTCAAAGCACTGACCGATTGGTTGGGTTTAACAACAAACGCACAAAATGATTATGCTGAACAAACGCTTAAAAATGGTGATGATATTAAAAAAGCAATACAAGATGAAGGTGCTGAGAGAGAAAAGTTATTAGGTTTAGTAGAAGGTTTAACAGATAAGGAAATAAGAGCAATTGAAAAAAAGACGGGCGTTCAAATAGCAAACGAGAAAAGTGTTTTTGATGTTAAACAAGATACATTAATGGCTACACAGGAACAACTTAATACTGAAATTGATGCATTAAGAGCAATTGAAGAAGCAGGTGGTGAATTAACAGAAGAACAACAGAAAGAACTTGATAAAAGATTAGATGATTATAAGAAGAACAATGCCGCAATTAGAGAAAATGAAATTGCTAAAAATGCGGCAATAGTTCAAATGAATAAGACATCAGCAAAAACATTAAGAGATTTACAATTAAGAAATGTAACAGATGAAATTGAAAAGAATAATAAACTTATTGAAATTAATAAAAATAAAGAGATTGCTGATATAGAGGCACAAATAGTTAAGGCTAAAAAATTAGGAGCATCAACAAAAGACCTTGAGGCGGCAAAAGCTGAGATTGAAAAGTTCTATAATAATGAGGCTAAAAAGGTTCAAGCGGCAAAGGCTAAGGAAGATGCTGATAGAGCAAAAGAAAACTATGATAATTATAAATCAGGCAAAGGTAAGGAATTAAAAGCTTTAATTGATAGTGAAAAAGCAAAAGTTGTTTCAACAGAAGAAGGCTCAAAAGCAAGATTAGATGCTGAGATAGCTGCTATTAATAAAGTTGAAGACTTCCAAAAGAAAAATAGAAAGGCATTAGAATTATCAGAAGCACAATTAACTATTATTATACAAGAGAATATAGATAAGAGAGAAAAATTAAATGAAACATATAATAAAAATGTATTAGATGCTGCTAATAAAGTTAAATTAACAGAGGCTGAAATTGAAGTATTAAGAGCTACAACAGAAGAACAAAGATTAAATGCTACACTTAAACAAGTTGAAGCTGAAAGAGATATAAAATTATCAAATACTGAATTAACAGCAGATGAAAGAACTAAAATTGAATTAGAAGCATCAAATCAAATAAAAGAAATTAACACACAATTAACTGATTTAGAAGTTGCTAATAATCAAAAGAGATTAGATAGTGCAACTACGGTAGCAAATACAAAACTTTCACAAGCTGAATTTGATGCGGCAAGAACAGAAGGAACATTTGAGGCAGAAGCAGCAGAGATTGAAAATATAAAGAATTTACAATTAGAAGCTTTAGAAGCTGAGAGACTTGCTAAAATAAATAACACAGAACTTACAGAAGCTGAAATAGCAGCAATTGAAGAAGAGTATAGACAGAAGAAGAAAGAGGCTGACGATACAGCTTTTGAGGCAACAAAAGAACTTACAGAGAAGACAAGACTACTTAAGATAAAAGAATTTCAAGACGCACTTGAATGGGCCGAAAAAGGACTAAATGCCGTTCAACAAATAACAGATGTTCTATTTTTATTTAAAAAAAATAAAGCTGAAAAGGGTTCGCAAGAGGAAGAGCAAATAGCAAGAAAACAATTTAAAGTTAATAAAGCATTACAATTAGGATTGGCGACTATTGATGCGTTTAAAGCAATTACTTCATCATTATCACAATCACCAGTAGCAATAGGTCCAATTCCAAATCCAGCGGGTATTGCTTCATTAGCATTCGCTGCTATAACATCAGCAACAAACATAGCAAAAATCGCAGCATCTAAATTTGAGAGTAGTTCAACACCACCAACACCACCAGGAACACCAGATGTAGCAGGTGGTGGTGGAGAAGGTGGAACTGCAGCATCATCATTTTCACCAACACAATTCTTTGGTTTAGGTCAAGGTTCTGGACAATTTGGTGGTGGTGGTAATGGGGCTACAAAAGTATATGTAACTGAAGGAGATATAACATCAAGTCAAAATAGAGTTAGAGTTATTGAAGATAGAGCCGTGATTGGTTAAAAAATATAAATAAATTATGAAAGGAAAATTAAAAAAAATTGATGAAGATAAACTACCATTATATGAAATAATAATTGATGATAGTGATGAAAATGGTATATCACTTATATCATTAGTAGATGAACCAGCAATTATAATGAAGGGTATGACTTTTAATGAAAATACAATAATGAGCTTTAAAGAAGTTGATGATAAACAAATAATAATCGGACCAGCTTTAATTCCAAATATGAGAATTTATAGAGAAGATGAAAAGTATGGTAGATATTTTGTTAAATTTACAGCAGAAACTATTGAAAAGATGGTTGAAAAGTTCAACCAATGGGGTTCTAATAGAAAGATTAATATAGACCATTCTAATCAAATGGTAGATGCTTTTATTATGGAAGATTGGATTGTAGAAGATGAAGTTTATGATAAGAGTAGAAAATATGGATTTGAGGTTCCAAAAGGAACTTATATGATTAAAGTTAAAATAGAGAATAAAGATTTCTGGGAAACGGAAGTAAAAGGTAATGGTAAATTTGGATTTTCTATTGAGGGTATGTTAGGGCAGCGACTTATATCACTTTCTAAAGAAGAATTAACTATTGATGATTTAGATTTAGAGGATTTATTACAAATATTTAATGAATTAGAAGAATATGAAAAAGGGGTGCCTCATTATACAGCTGATGGTAAATTATACACAGGACCGACACATAAAGATGCATCAGGTAGATTAATGACTGGTGATACACATACAGAAGATAGTGAATATTTATATCACAAAGATGAATTATTAAATTTAATTAAAAAAAATTGAATTTAATTTTAGAAAAGTTAATACTATATCTATTATAGTATAGAAAAAAATAAATAATACAATGAATAAAAAAGAGTTAATTGATAAAATCAAGACACAATTAAAATCATTAGTAACATCGGAGTTTAAATTCGCTGAAAAAAAATCTGGTGATAAATTAATAATCACACCAGATGAAGAATTTGTAATCAATTCTGAAGTATTCTACAGAGATGAAGAAGGAAATAATATTCCACTTTTAGATGGAGATTATACATTTGATGATGGTGTTAAGATAGTTGTAGTAGCTGGTAAAATTAAAGAAATGGTTGAACCAAGTGCTGAATTAGAAGAAGAGGAAAAAATTGATGATGTTGAAGTAGAAGCGGCTGAGGAAGAAGTAGAGGATGAAAAAGATGAAATGAAAAAAGTAATGGAACGATTAGTTAAATGTGAAGAGATGATTTCTAAAATGGAAAAAAGATTTGGTGAAGTTATGGAAGAAAATCAGAAAATGAAGCAAGAATTTTCTAAAATATCTGAACAACCATCAACAACAAAAATTGAAGCATCAGTTACAGAGTTCAAATCATTAGAAGATAAAACAAGTTCAATTAATAGTGTAGATATTATAGCTATTAGAGAAAAGGCAAGAAAAAACAATAGGTAATAAACCACAAAAAATAAAATAACAAAAATGGCAACATTAAATTTAGGAAGTTTAACAAAATATACAGACCAATTATCTGGAATTTTATTAAAAGAAGCAGTTTTAGTTGGAAATACTTTTGATTACATTTCAGTTCAATCTGGAATTAAATTCGCAGATAGTATTAATATACTAAACAATACATTAACAGCAGTAGCTGGTGGATGTGGCGCAATATCACCAACGGGTTCAACAACTCTTACACAAAGAAATATTACGGTATGTCCAATTAAAATAGAGGAGAGCATCTGTGTAGATGAATTTGAACAGTATTGGATTGGACAATTAGCAAAAGAAGGTTCTTACAACGAATTCGCACCAGAAGCATTTAACCAATTATACTTAGCTAATAAAGTTGAAAAAGTAGGACAATTAGTAGAAGACCTTTTCTGGAAAGGCGACACAGGTGGTAATTATGGTTCAGGTAATTTATTATTATGTGATGGAATTTTAGAAATTCTTGAAAACACATCAGCAACATCTTCAGTAATCAGCACAACTTATTCAGGAGCATTCACAACAGCGAACGCATTAGACATCGTTGATGATATGATTTCTTTAATACCTAATGATGTATTAGATACAAATGATTTAACGCTTTTTGTTTCACATACAAACTTTAGAGTGTTGATGAATGCTTTAAGAAACAATAACTATTTCTTTGGATATGATGGAGTTCAAGGACACACTTGGGTTTTAGATAATTATACTAACACTAATGTTAGAATTGTAGCAACAAGAGGTCTTAACGGAAGAAACGAAGCGGTTTTAACACCAGCTTCTAACTTATTCTTTGGAACAGATAGCTTTGGTGAAGCAAGAAATGGAGATGGGTTCCAATTCTGGTATGATATTAGAGACAACATTACTTACTTTAGAGCTAAGTTAAAAGTTGGTGCTCAAGTAGCATTTCCACAATATGTAGTTATTAAAAACTCATAATAATTAAATTAAAGTTAATTGGGGTGAAACGCTGAGGACTAGCCCCTTTAACTTACAAAAAAAAATATTAAAAAAATGGCATGTGTATTAACAACAGGATATACTTTAGGATGTAGAGACAACATCGGTGGAGTTCAAGCCGTATATATAGGTGAATATAATGGGGATGACCTTACATATTCATTAACAGCATCAAATGTAATAGACGCTTTCGGTGGAGCAACTGTATCATTCTATACATTTGAACAAGAAATAGAAACTGGTTCATATACAGAAAATGGTGTTTTTTCTACAGAAAACGGAACTTCTTTTTATGAACAAACTTTAACAATATCTTTACATAAATTAGATGCTGCTTTAAGAAATCAGATTTTAGTTTTAGGTCAAGGTAAGTGGAGAATTATTGTAAAAGACCAGAGAGGTTTATATCACCTTATTGGTTATCAAAACCCAGTAAGAGTTTCGGCATCAACACCTGGAGTTGGAAAAGCTTATGGGGACCTTAATGGTGCTGTAATTACTTTTTTAGGAAAAGAACCTGAACCAGCGCATATAGTAGCAACGGCGGCAGCTTTAAGTGTTATTGTTTAAATAACACTTATATTTATATTTATATTTATATTTAAATAAAAAAAAAGGTTTTTCATATTCTTCTATCCTTTTTATCCCTATCGTCCTGATGGGGTTTTTTTTTATTTAAGTTTAGAAAAAATACAAAAATGTCTATTATATAAAAAAGATTTTATTATGAATATAAAATTAAAAAAACAATATATCAACACAGAAATATATGTTCCATTTGAAAATAGAAATATATTAGGTAAATTTATTGATGCAAGATTATATGTGTATATGTATAAAAAATACCCAGATTTTTTTGATTTAACATGTGATAGATGTTTAGAAACAAAATGTAAATGTAAAAAAAATAAACAAACTGATGATATATATATCAACAACGCAAAGTCAAAAAGTGGTTCTGACTTTATCGGAGAAGGTAAGTAATCCAATTAATCCACATTATACTTGGACTTTATCTAACAGAGATACTTTAATTACAGCTACAATATCACCTGATAATTTTTCAATATCGCCTTACTATGATGCCTTTACACTTTCAATAGGAACCGCAGTTAGTTTAACTTCATCTGTGGTGGTTAATTTAACAGCGGGTGAATATCATTATCAAGTTTATGAAATGCCGACGGCATATGACTTAAATATACAAAATGCAATAGGTTTAGTTGAAACTGGTTTATTAATGGTTACTGGAACATCAACACCATTTATATCATTTACATCATCAGAAGGATTTACATTTACATCTTTTGAAAACTATTAAAAAATAAAATAAAATAAATGGAAAAAGAAGACAAAAATAAAATACAATTTTTAATTCAAAACTTTAGTTCGTCTAACGCGCCTCAATATGTAGAAAAAGTATCAAGAGCTGGTTATATATTTTATGGAGAGGATAATTTATATCCAGATTATTTAATTTCATTAATGAATAGAAGTGCTAAACACAATGCTATTCTTAAAAGAAAGGCAATGATGATTGGTGGAAATGGATGGAATTTAGATGGATTAGATGGAATAGCAAATCAATTTATAGCAAATCCTTATAATGAATTATCATTAAATGATATAGTTTTTAGAACATCATATGATTTAGAATTATTTGGAGCATTCGCCATAGAAATAATTTATTCAAAAGATAGAACTAAAATAGCAGAGATTAATTATTTACCAGCAAATAAAATAAGAGTTTCTGATTGTAAAAAATATATTTATTATTCAGATGACTGGTCAAATACTAGAAAATATACACCAGTTAAAAAACCAATTTATAATCCTAAAAATCCAATAGCATCACAAATACTTTATATTAAAGAATATAGACCAGGTTCTGAAACTTACGGACAACCAGAATATCTACCATGTGTAAATTATATTGATTTAGAATATTCAATTTCTTTATTTCATAAAAATCAAGTTGATAATGGCTTCGCACCATCTATGACTATTACATTTAATAATGGTATTCCTTCTGATGATGAAATGCGTAATGTTATTAGACAATTACAAACAGATTATGAAGGAGCTACAAAGGCGGGTAAAGTTATGTTTTTATTCGCAGATGGTAAAGATAGTGCCCCTGAAATTACACCAGTTCAATTGGGTGATACAGATGAAAGGTTTATTGAATTAAATAAAGAAATTACACAAGGTATTTTAACAGGACATTCTGTAACAAATCCTGGTATATTCGGTGTGAATACACCAGGAGAAATGGGTCAAAAAAGTATTATATTGGAAAGTTTAGAGATGTTCCAATCAATGTATATAAATCCAAAACAACAATTAGTAGAAGCAGTTTATAATAAATTATTAAGATTTAATAATTCTTCTACAAAATTAGTGTTAAATAAATATAAATTAGATATAGAAAAAATAACTGAAGGCGATGGCGATGGATTATAAATTATTCATAACAAGTAATTATGTGTTTAAAATGAGTGTTATTGAAAGCAATGTTGATGTTGATTTGATACAAAAATTCATTTGGAAAGCACAAGACCTTAATATACAATCAGTATTAGGTCAAAATTTATATCAAAAATTGATAAATGACTGTCCGAATTTCACAGGTTTTTATCAACAGCTGATGATACAATATGTTCAACCAGCATTATGTGAATGGGTTGTATATCATTCACTACCATTTATAAACTTTAGATTAACAAATAAAGCTGTAAGTCAAAAGTCATCTGATAATTCACAACCTACAGCAACAGATGATATAAAGTGGTTAAGAGACCAAGTTAGAAATAATGCTGAATTTTATAATGAAAGAACTAGAGATTTTATTAAAAACAATCCAACAGAATTTCCAGAGTTTTATCAAAATTCACTTTCATTTGAGATTAAACCAAATAAATCAAATTATTTTTCAGGTATTGCTACAACAGGTAGAAAGTTTAAAGGTCCATTACCTCCACTTGGTAACATAGACCCATGTGAGTTCTGTGATTAAAAAATATAATTCATATGAATAAGAAGAAAAGAGGAAACTACAAAACTAAAAATGTTATACTATTATCTAAAATCATTAAGGATGATAAATTAGAAGAAGATAAAGATAAAAAAGATAAAGATAAAAATGGAAATGATTAATTTATTAACTTTAATTGGTGCAGTAATGTTAGGTATAATAACATTTTTTCTAAAAAGAACAATGGATGAACTTAAAGAGGTTAAAGATGTGGCATACACGGCTAAAAATGATTTAAATGTATTGAAGAATGACTATATAAATAAGTATGAGCATTTAACAGAAAAATTTGATACTTTATGTGAAAGTGTTAGAGACCTTACAAAAGAGATAAAAGAACTTAATAAAGAATTAAATAAAAAAAAAGATTAATCTATGAAGAGAATTTACAAAGAAGGATTGATAACAACAATATTAGGATTAGGAATAATAATTTTTTCAGGAGCATTAATATGGACAGGTAAATCTGATGCTTCAAGTCTTAGTGGATGGCTTGCTTTAGGTATTTTATTTTTAAGAAGTAAAGATAGTTTAATTGGACTTGGGAATTAACACATCTATATTAAGGATAAAATATTCTTAACTAAAGAGATTAAACTTTTATATTCCAACATTTAAGTTTAGGTATTTTATATAACTTAAACAAATGTTTATATTTATATCTATTTATTAAATAACCTTTAACTTTTCCAGCATCACCACTCTGTGTGGTATATCTAAAATATTCTTGATTAGTTATTAATAATTCTTTAAGTTTTTTAACTGAAATCAGGTAAGCTTCTTCAAAATCAGGTAAAAAATAAACAAAAACATCAGCTTCAGTTCTTGAAATACCAGAAGGTTTATTATTACAACTAGTTTCAATAAACATATTATTTGTTTTAACACCTTTAAAATGTTCATATCTATCAGTTTTAACTTCAAAAGTAATCCTCTTACAATATATCTCACTTATAATATCATATTTATAATCATTATTAAAACCAATTATATCAAAATTCTTTGTTTCTTTTAAGTAGAAAGCAAATACTCTTTCACCTAATTCGCCATCTTTCAGGTCTTTCTTAAACTTTTCGTAATAATCCATAAACTTTTATCTTTTTTTTTATATAACTTATATATAAATGTAAAAAATTAACTTTTTATAAAGGTGGATTTTTTATGGTGCTTTAGTTAAGAATATTTTATCCTTAATATAGATGTGTTAAATTCTATATTATTTTCAATAAATACAGATTTTATTTTTTCAACAAAAGTATTAGCTTGAGGTGTTCCTTTTTTATATGGAACTTGTTTAGGTAATAATTTTCTAGTGAAACCATCATTACTTTTTAACCAGAAAACATATTCATCAAATGAATAAGAACCAAAATGATTATATCTTTTATAACCATCAATATATCCAGATGTAATAGCTTGGTCTATTACATATATTTCTTCATCAATAACTACAGGTGGTTTTTGTATAGATATTAATTGAGCCTGCCTTATTGGTGTTTTTCTTATTGGTTGAGTTATTGGTTTTTCAATAACTATTTGACGGACAAATACCATATCATTTACTCTTTTTTCTATACGATTAAGTCGTCCAATTAAATCAGCACAACATTTCATAAAGAAATTATAAAGTAAATTATATTGATTAAATAATTGATTAAAATTATTATCATTTTTAGATTGATAAATTTGTATAAAATCATATACATTCATAACAAGTTCATTTAGTGAAACAAGATGAGGTCCAATATAAACCATTAACTCTTCATAATCTATTTGAGGTGATTGGTTTATAATTTGACTTATAGTAGAGCAATAACCATTTACTTCAACACTTATACTATCATCTTGGATGCAATTATTTCTAACAATCATATTCTTTCTTTTTTTTATATAATAGATAAATTAGTAATTTTTCTAAATATAATAAATTAGTTTATCAAAGTAAGAAACAGATGTATGATATATATATAATATAATATAATATTTATAAAATAAAAATCATTAACCTTAACGAAAATTTTGAAATGGTGTATTGTCTGCAAAAGACAATAATAAAAACATTTGTTATTTATTATGATAAACTTTTTTTAATTTATTTTATATAAAAGACAAAAGGGGAAGTAAGAAACTTTATATATAGAATATAAGAAACTTAATTAAAAGTCAGAAACATTAAAAAAATAAAGAATATGATTATACCAAAAGAATTACATTATCTTTTGAATTTACAAAAGAGAAAAGACGCAAAGAATAAAATAAAGAAAGTATATAATGCACTTTTATATAAAAGGGGTAATAATAAAAATTATTTTGACTGCCCATCTTCTTATTTAAAGAAAGTTTCAGGACAATATAATTCTGTTACTAAATTATTATTAGAACATAAAATAATAGATTTTCAATCATTTAATTATGATGAAAAAGATTTATTTAATATAAGAAGAAAGAAATATTATAATACAGAAACTGGAAATTGTATCAGATATAAGTTTTTAATAGACACAGAGGATGGTTATGAAGATAATTTAAATTTAAATTTTAATAACTTATATGATAATGAAAAATGGTATATGAAAACTAGATATTCATTATTACAATTAGGATTTCAACCTGATGAATTAAATATTAAAAGAGATAATTTTTCAAGAAGATTACACACTAACATAACAGGTAATATAGGAGATGGTGGTTCTTACAGAGACCTTTTATTTGGTGGTGAATACTGGACTATTGATGCGAAAACATGCCAACCCAGATTATTATGGTTACATCTTAAAGATATTGGATTACAAGATGATAAACTAAATGAAATATTTGAAGGTGGGTTGGATTTTTATGATTACATTATAAAAAGAATACCAGCAATTAATAATAGAGATGAAGCAAAAGAATTATTTACATCTTGGGTTAATGGCACAGGTTATTTAGATGGTGATAAAACATCAATAAGAGATATATTTTCAACAGCAAATACATTTTTAAGAAAGTATAAAACAAATAATTATAAAAATGTATGTAGATTATTACAATATAAAGAAGCAAGCATATTTATTGATGACTTACTTAATAATGTTCCAGTTGATTTTTGTTTAACTATTCACGATAGTTTAGTTGTTAAAAAAAATGATTTAGAATTAGTTTATAATTGGTGTATAGAAAAATACCCAGAACTTATATTTGATAAAGAAGAGATAAGCAGAAAAGTTCTATAAAAAATCCACCTTTGAGAAAAATGATTTTTAGAACATAATATATATAGTATAAAAAAAAAAGAAAAGAATATGGTAAAAGAAAAAAACAAACTAGAATTAATTAATTTTATTGATAATTTGAAAGATACATTTTTCAAAAAATTAGATAAAAATCAAGAATTAAAACTAAAAAATTTAAGAAAAAAATATATTTATAAAGATATATCAGTAGCAGATTTTATTGAAGATGTAAAGTATTTAAAGAAAGTTGATGATGACATAAAATGGAGTTATTATTATTAATAAAAAAAAAAGAAAAGAATATGGTAAAAGAAAAAGACAAATTAAAAATTAAAGAAAAAATATTACAATTAAATTTCTATATGGTGACAGCGATAGATATTCATGATGAGATGAGTGTTCAAGAGATAAGAAAAGAAATATCGGAATTAATAAAATTATATTTTGAAAGATGATAAAATGTAAAAAATGTTTAGATTTAAAAGAAGAAAAGTATTTTTATAAAAATAAAGATAATACTTATAAAAAAACTTGTAAATGGTGTTTAGGAGTTAAAAATCCAGATAAAAAAAATAAAAAAAGGATTATAAAATATACAATTGATACAAAAAAACCATCAAAAAAAGAATTAGTTTCATTTATTAATGAAATGAATTATAAATGTGGATATTTTGACTTTTTAGATTGCTTAAGATTAGTAGATATATTTACAAGAAAAAATGGAATTATATCTACAAAACTTTCTATGGAGGATGAATTAATGTATATGTGGTTAGAATTAAAAAAGAGTAGTTTATCTATATAAAAAAAATAATCATTATGAAATTATTAGAAGTTAGAGAAGAAATAAATATTCGTTTAAAATATTTACCAGATTGGATAGACAATAAAAGTCCGAAACATAAGAAAGTATGGAATTTAATAGAAAGTTGTCATGATGCACTTTTTCTTTTGATAGTTAATGTAATTTTAACAGATAAATCAATATACAAAATAATTGATTTATTTGATGAATATATTGAAAATATGTGCTTATTAATGGATAATGAATTACAAATACTAACTAATTTATATTTTTTATCAGTATTAGAATATATGATTTTAATTTGTTTAGAAAATGAAGAGTATGAGGCAGCAAATAATCTAAAAATATTTAAAAATATATATTTTGAAAACATAAATTCTAAAAATGAATACTAAAAATGATTTAATACTTTATATATGGAATAAAAAAGAAATAATATTATATTGTAAATCAGTTGGTAAAAATAAATGGGAAGAATTAAGAAGCGATTTAATTATGCAATTATATAAAATGGATTTTAATAAATTACTTATGGCATATAATAATAATTATTTAGAATATACATGCTTTACAATATGTAGTAGAATAAAAAAGGGTAAAGTTCCAGACACAGGATTATTTTATCAACAGCGTTCAGTTAATTTAGAGATAGATGAAGAATATAAATATGATATAGAAGATAAAAACCAAGATATTACAGAATTATATAATAAATTCCTAACTTTAGTTGATGAGCAACACTGGTATAATAAAACATTATTTAAACATTATTATATTGAAGGACTTAAATTAAGAGAAATAAGTGAATTATATAATATAAATATTAAAAGCATTCATTACGCAATTGAGAAGGTTAAGTGTGAAATAAAAAAACAAATAGAAGATGATAACAATACTTTTTTCTGGGATTAAAATATTCCTTTTAAGTTGGATGATTACAAGATTTCAACCAATACAAATGTTAATGGAGATATTACCAGATAAATTAATATACAACCTTATTAAATTATTACTAACCTGTTTAATGTGTGTTAGTTTCTGGAGTAGTTTATTGATAACTGGTAATATATTTGTAGCATCAGGAGTGGCCTTCGTAGGTTTCTGGTATGATAAGATAATCGGATTTTATGAGAATAGAGTTAGATTAAGATAACCATAAAAAACCGGAGTAGAAAAAAATGACTTTTAGAACATAATATATAAAAGAAAAACAAAAGAATATGGGAGAAAAAGAAGTTTATTTAGAGAGTGGTTTTAGTTATACGGTTAAACTAAAGCAAATCAAAGGAAAGAATTACACAGAATTTACGGTGTTTTATCATGATATAGAAATATATTGCTCTACAATTACATGGAGAGTAAATACTGAAATACTATTTGTAAAAATATGTGTTGAATTTTCACAAAATAGTTATTAAGATATGAAAGACATAAGAGAACTTATGAAGAAACAATTAGTGATTGACCCTTCAATAGAATTAGAAAACACATTAGATGAATTAGTAAGAAACTTTAAGATTAAGATTATATCTTTTTCTGACGATGAAACTATACTTACAAATTTATATTACACAATGAAGATATATTTTTCTGACGCAATAGTAGATGATATATTAAAAAGTTGTTTAGATAAAGCAGCTGAACCTATTTTAATCGCAGGACTTAGAAACAAAAAAATAAAAAAATTAGGATTATGACAGAAGATTTTAAGAAATGGTGGATACACTATGTAACAAGTCAAACACCAGAAGGTTATTTTTATCTACCTTTAGAACCAAAAAACATTAATGATATGACACCAGAAGAATTTGATTTATTAGATGCTTCTGAATGGACAATGGAATGTGAAAATCCATATGGTATAACATATTTTATATGTAAAAAAATAGAAAAAAAAGAATATGAGTAAGAAAAAACAATTAGACCCAGATAGAATGTTTAGTGTAGAAGATAAAAATGAGATTTTAAGATTGTTTAGAGTGGCTGTGGCGACACAAACAGATATGGATAGTATATATCACCTTTACAAGAAATATATTAACCCACGAGCAATTATGTATCAAATAAATTGTAAATGCCATACATCAATATCAAATTATTATCAAACACTTTTAGATTATTATAGTGATAACGGGGAAAAATTTGAGAATTGATTTGGAAAAATAGATTATTAATCTATTATAGTGTAATACCGGTGTAAAATACGGAATGTATATACAAAAAAGTAAAAGAATATGAAAAGTAAAATGAAGTTAATGTTAGGTGATAATATGTTATCACTAAAAAAACTACCAGATAATAGTGTAGATAGTATTGTTACAGACCCGCCATACGGATTATCATTTATGGGTAAGAAGTGGGATTATGATGTGCCATCTGTTGAGTTCTGGAAAGAAGTTTATAGAGTTCTAAAACCTGGCGGTCATATCTTATCGTTCGGGGGAACAAGAACATATCACAGAATGGTTGTGAATATAGAAGATGCTGGCTTTGAGATAAGAGACCAAGTGATGTGGTTGTATGGAAGTGGTTTTCCTAAAAGTCATAACATCGGTAAGGCTGTTGATAAAATTGAAGGTAATGAGCGTGAGGTTGTTGGAACAAAAAAACAACATAATATAAAAGGTGACAAATTGAACTATTCAACCATACACGACAAACCTGAATATGAAGAACTTCAAGTTACAAAAGGCACCTCACAATATGAAGGTTGGGGAACTGCTCTGAAGCCCGCACAAGAAATTATAGCCGTGGCTCAGAAGCCAGAAGATTTAGAGGGAACGGCGTTAAACTTGATATATATAATAAAAAGTGAATTATGGAAATTATATGTGAAAATTGTGGAGAGCAGTTCCGAGTTAAACCAAGTAGAGCAAAAAGAGGTGTTAGATACTGCTCTATGTCTTGTAGAGAAAAACACCAATATACAGGTCGCTTTACAAGGGCTGATGGATATGTCGCAATTAAGATTGATGGAAAATATATGTTGGAACACCGTTGGATTATGGAGCAACATATTGGAAGACCTTTATCAAAAGATGAGCAGATACACCACATCAACGAAATTAAATCTGATAATAGACTTGAAAACCTTAAAATCGTTGGAGTGGCAGAACATATTAGAGAACATCATCCAAGTCAAAAACAACCAGATAGATGGTGTGAATGTAAATGTCTTAACTGCGGAGGTTCTTTTCAACGCCTTAAACTTGAAGTTGAAAGACATCCAACGACATTCTGTGGAAGACAATGTTATATACAAGGAAGACAAAATGGATTGTCTAAATGAACCAATCTGTCTGGCGAGAAAACCACTATCAGAAAAGTCAGTCGCCGAAAATGTCTTAAAGTGGGGAACTGGTGGTATAAATATAGATGGTTGTAGGGTTGCAACAACAGATACTTATCATTATAAAAATGGACCACAAGGTAATAGTTTTAGTGTTGGTAAAGAACCAGATGGTAAAAGAACTGAACCAGTTGAGATGAATAGTGAAGGAAGATTTCCAGCCAACCTTATTTTAGAGTGTATATGTGATGAGGTGATAAAAGGTGAGAAAGGTGAGGTTAAAAGAATAAAAAGTGATGGTGGTAATACAGAAAATAGAAGATTTGGTAATGGAAAAGGTTTGGGACCTTGTGAGACAAATGCTTATAACGACAAAGGTGATATTCACACTAATCCGATGTGTCCTTGTAGATTGTTGGACGAACAGAGTGGTTCTGGTGCCTCACGCTTCTTTTTTAAGGCATCTTACAACTTTTTAGAGCAAAAGGAATATAAAAAGAAAAACGAATGTCAGCAAAACAACTACAAACTTGTCCAGTATGTGGAACAAAGTGGCTTGAGTATATCTCAAATAACAGAACTTATTGCTCAAACAAATGTAGAGGATTGGATAAAAGAAAAACTCGTCCTTCTTGTAAAATCTGCTCTAAACCTGTCCGAAAAATGCACAATGTATATTGTAGCAAACATTGTAGCAATAGCGACAGAGAATATGGCGTCACCTCTTATTCAGGACTTTATCACAGAGTTAGAAAATTATATCCTAATCCAGAACCTTGCTCACATTGTGGAGATACAGGACAACATAGACACCACCCCGACTACACAAAGCCTTATGAAATTGTTTGGCTCTGTTCTGCCTGTCATAGAAAAGAACATCAAACAGGACACATTGGTAAAGGAGGAACAAAAGTCCGAACAGAACAAATCAACTTATAGGTTCGTATATCAAGC